AACATTGGTTATGAGGTCGAGTATATCTTCCTTACGACCCGCAGTAGATGAATATGTTTCTAACGTCGGCCATCCAGCCATATATTAGAGAAGCCTAAGCAAAGGGGTTTCTTCCAGTTGCCTTTAGTATTTCCGCAAAAGTATTTCTATCTCCAGTCTTAGAATATACTTCTCTAAGTTTTGCTACTTTGGAGTTTTTAACACTTTCGGGACTTTCTGCGGGTCTGGTTCCACCAGCACTTGCTAAAGTCTTCTTTTGTTCCTTTCTAAGTTGTGCTACTGTTCTATCTAACTTCTTATTAGAAGTCGGAGTAATACCTAAATCAAACGCCGCCGCTTTAGCCGCCATCATAAACCCTTCTGGATGATTCCGTAAGGTTTCATCCCTTGACATATACTCGTTGATTTTAGCCAACACTGGTGATTGGTTATTCCAACCCACGGAGTTTCCCATTTGGTCTCTAACGACTGTCTCTGGAAAATTCTGTGCTACCCAGTTTGCTGACTGACCCCTACGAGTCTCTGCTTCGGTTTTCTGTCGGGTTGATGTTACTAAGGTTTCGTACTCTTTTGCTCTGTCTGTCCTCTCTATTTTATCCACTTCGGTATACGCCCAAAGACGCTGTTCCGTTGTGGTAGTGGGGTCAGCGGCATAAGCCTGTAACTGAGCCTTAGTGTACTGCGGTTGAGCGGGCTGACGACTTTCGGTGATATGAGACTTTAGGTCTCGTATCTCCTGCTGTAGCATAGGTATCGTCTCATCCAACTTCCTCTTTACTTCCCAAGCCACGTTCTCTACGGGACGGGAGTCCTTTATTACCTCTGGTTTTACTTCCTGAGTAGAAGGGGACTCTTCGACTTGGACTTCAGGTTCAGGTGACGCTACCTGCTCCTCAATTTTAACGTCGTTCTCTATCGGTTCTGGCAGCGACTCAGAACTACTCACGCTTTCTTTGGTGCCTTCCATTTACTTCTCCTTTGGTTTAGCTTTTAACCCAGCTACGGGATTTCAATAAGAATAGTAGTTATAGTTTTTATCATTTCCCACTTTTCTAACTTGTGAGAAATCGAATACTTTTTTGCCCTGTTTTCTCATCCGTGCTTCTTCTTTAGGTGTGAAGAAAAACATACCTTCTTGTATGGGTATTGAGCCCATCTCTAATCCATAGGCAACTTGTAATGCTTTCTTGTATCTTCCTTCTTCGTCTTTATTTGGAAATTTTCCAGTAGTTGCCCAAGTATACGGGTCATTAGAGTCCTTGACGGCATTATAGCCTTTTCTTAATACATCCATTTGGCTTAGTCCAAATTCCTGTTCTCTGCCAGCGTTCATTCTATTGAACATTGTAGAGCCGACCTTAGCCATTGTTTCTTCATCAAGAGAGCCAACTTCCCCATAAATCATATTTGCCAGTCTTATAGTTTCTTCTCTTGCCATTATTTCTTCTTTCCCTTCTTCTTGCCTTTGCAACCCAATTGCATCACCTCCCCTAAAGTTCGTTATCAACATCCATGACAGTAGCAAGGTCAGGATTTTCCATCTTGTTGAGTGTGTCAATGGCTATATCCCTATTCTCTTGGTAGTCATTTACCATTCCTATTATTTTGTCTGCCGCCTGATATAGAATCTGTGCTTCTTTGAACTCTGGTCTGTTAGGGTTTATATAGGCAAGTCTCTTAGATACTGTGTTTCTATATAGTATCAGGTCTCTTTCTAATATCGCCCAACCTTCCGATTGAGTTAGCTGTTTGACCGCACCCGCCTCTTTAACAAACGCCTCTAAATCATTCGGGCTTTGGATTTCTTGGTTTGTTTCTGGACGCACTAATTTTTTGCATCTCGATTTGCTCTTTGGCTTTGGCATTTCTCATCTCCATAAGTAGACCTGCGACATCCATTTTCTTTTGGTGTTCGTTCATCTCGCCCTCGAACTCGTCCTCACGCATCATCTCTCGGCGTTCCATAGCACGACCAACGGGGTCGGGTTGGACACCAGCACTTGCTAATACCTGTGCCTGTTCTGCGTCTGTAAGGTCATCGTAGTTGGGTTTGATTAAAGTAGCCGCTGGGGGTGGCTGAGGTGCTTGCGGGGGCTGAGGCATACTGATTAGCTCTTTCCATGCAATCTCTCCGTCATCCTGTAAGTATCTCTTAATTATGTTGTATATGTTCGGCGGAGTTATTACACCCGTCTGTAACATAAGTTCGTTGATTAAGAGCTGAACTCTCATCTGGCTTTTCTGTGCTTTGACATACGGATTTGTATTGGTGTCATTACCCCTACAGACTATGTTGTATTTGCCCTGTATTTCATCTCTTGTCATATGTATGGGTTCTAAGTCGTCCTGACCCGTAACGAGAGCGAATACACGTTCTGGCATATACTGTTGACATAATTCAAGCATCTGGGTGAAGACTTCACTTAAACTCATAGTCCACATAGAAGCGTCAAGTGAGAAGACTTGGTTGGCGTTCTGGGCTTGCATCTGCACTTCGCCCAAAGTCCTTGGCTGACGCTTGTTAATCATAGACTGAAGCGAATAGTCAACCTGACCCAAGTATTCTTGAATGACGGTCTTTAAGAGCATCTCCTCACGCTCGTATGAGAACTCCACGTTAGCGTTAGCGTTATCCATCAGTTTTATGGAATCATCGAGAGGTTGCATCCCACTAACTGGAATTCCTTGGGCTGGTATAAACCTTACCAACTTCGGGTTGACCACGCCACTGCGGAACTTAAACATAGGGGCGTTTCTAATGGTCTGGTTATCTAATTTTTGGTTGTGCTGGGCGTCTATCTCTTTTGATAGGTCTTCAAGATGTTCTGGAATACCACGGGGAGAGAACCACCTATCGTCCACTATCTCGGTTTCAAATCTCACAAAAGGAAACTTCTGGTGGTCATATGGGTGGACTTGTTTTTTAAGTATCTGCTGGAACTCAGGTGCTAAGATAAACTGCCACTTCTGTTCTGGCTGACCTTCGGTGGGATTATAGTATTTATAGACTTCCCATATCTTTACCAAATGAGACGGATTGTTTACTCTGTCTATTCCTTCTCTTTGGTCTTTAGTAGTTTCATCAACCTTATCCCTATCTTTTGTATCATTGTTAAGGTTGTCTTTGATGTCGTAGATGGCGTCAACGGCTTTGGTGTCGTATAACCCTTCGTCCGCTCTCTGTTTAATAACCTCGATAGGTTCGTAGTATTCGTGGCATATCCAGCGTAGGTCTTGGATATCTTGTCCTGCGTCTGCTGGGACATAGATTTGCGAGGGGTCGCACACGTACACTTGCGGTGCGTTGTAGAGCTCGTCTTTAAGCGTGACTTTGATGTTGTCTTTGCCACTTCGTATTTCCCTTACCGCCTTCTGTATTGATAGTAGGTTTTCTTCCATTACGGTTTCAGACATATCCACATTCAGTTTCTTTACGACTGCCTGAACGACTGCTTCGTCAGGAACGTTCGCATCGAACAACTGCATGGCTTCTTCCATCGGTATGTCTTTAAGGTTGAACTCTTCTGTGTAAGTTCTGTCTTTCATAGACCAACAAATCTTGGCTACGAAGAAACCCTTCTCTAACATCTTGTCACAACCCAAGATTAACTTCTCTAATAGATACATTTTGTAGTCTGCGAGATAATCTAAGAACTTCTCTATCTTGTTTGCTTTATTTAAGTCTTGGTCTGTCTGGGGGATTACCTGCATCCTTGGCTTTATGTTTGAGTAAATACCTATTAGGGCAGACTTCGCCTTGCGGATATAGGTTTCTATCGTCGGGAGTCTTAAATTACTACAGCCCGTAAAAGGGAACGTCTTGGATTTTTTGACACGAAATCTCAGTCTGTAAAACTTGTCGTGTTTAAGTTTCCAGTTCTCTGTGTTATTCTTTGCGTCTTCCACTTCCGATGCAATCTCGTGGTATAAATCTTCTTTTGTTTTACTATCTGCTTTTTGCATTAATAATCCCCATATCCAGTAAACCCTCGATTAACTTCTTCCGCTTCTTCATATCTATCATTAGCCGACTGCATATCGTAGAAAACTGGTTGGAGTATGTTTTCTGCATACGCCAAACAATCCACGATGTCATCGTGCCTTGACTGCCCGATTGTTAGTAATTCGTCCCTTGCCTCTAAATGCTCTGGTCTTATATAATATTTACCACTTTGAAAGAGTGGCTGCAGTGCCGCTGTTATTCTTGCCTGTTTGTTTCTTACGTTTGAAGATGTTCCCGCTCCTGTAAATACGTTCTTTAATTCTATTACAGGTAGGTAGACTTTTCTTTCTTCACACTTTTTCAAAAAACTATCAAAAAAACTTTTCTCAACTCCTGAGTTCGGTATTCCCACTCCCGTGCAGTAGTTCTTATGTTGTAAGAAAAGATTTATTATTCCGTCTTGAAACTCACCTAAGGTATCGTGGGTGCGTAGGTATGTAAGTAAGTATCTGTTCTGGGCTTGGTCTATCGCTACTATCGTGGCGACCTTATAATCCGCCGTCGCATCTTCTGAGTACGCTGGGTCAACAGAAATAACGCACGAATATTGTTGTGGTAGTTCTTTCCAATAACGGATTTGGTCTTCTTTAATGGGGCAGTTTTCGTCCACAATGGGGTTGCAGAGGTATTCTGAACTAAAGTAATTTGTGCCCCATTTACTTTTTTCACCTTGCAGGAAGGTATGGTTGTACATCTCTTTCCATTGTTCTTTGCCATCTTCCTGCTTTCCTTCCTTGTAGGCTGGGAACATTAACTTAGTCCAGCCATTATTGGGTGTTTGATAGACTTGGTGTATGTAACAGAGTTGGTGGACAGGCGTGCCCACGTAGACCATCTCACCTTCGGGAAGTAACTTTGGGGCTATTTCCTTACCTATGCGTCTTTTAAGTTTATCACGCTGGTCTTCAGAGATAGCACTTTCCTCGTCTTCCAAATCGTCGAGGACTATAAGTCCACGCCTTCCACCTCTCAACTGACCGCCTATACCTAAACCCTCAAAGGCTATTC